TGTTGATTAAGTAGTTGATTAAGTCTATTTTGTGTAGAGTTATATTCCGATTCCAGTAGTGAGTGATTTTGTTTGAGGTTTTTAAGCTCAATAAAATCATCCTCATAATGTTGATTATTTGTTATAAATTCAACTAAAGCCTTTTTACTTGTAAGTAATTCAGATACTAACACTTTATCCTTTTCAAGATCTTGTTTTGTTTGTTGAGCATCTTTCACAAATACATTATTTATGCAGTATGGGCAGTTTGGATCATACTCATGCTCCTCAAGTCTAGCTAGTTTTTCTAGTTTGCCGGATACCACAATCTTCAATCTCTCTAACTTAGTTTCAACATTTTGTAATTCCTGTTTATTAGTGTTGAATAGAGTTACATTTTGTAACACTCTATCCTCATCAATTGCTGCCAACTTAGTCTCACTATCACCCCTTGCCTTTTCTCTTGCTGGTAAATCGGCATTATATCTATCAATTTCTGGTGCTAAATCATCCAGTTGTTTATCTAGCTTAGTTCTATGCTGATCTAATTGCTCTATATTTAGATTATCAGCTGAGGTAGCTTGGATCTTTTCTGTCCATCCTATTATCTCATCATTGAGAGTTTCTATCTGCGTTTTAGTAGTGGATTCGTATTGATCCTTAGCTATTTCATATTGCTTTTCTAATTTCTCTTTTAGAGATTCTGCATCAGCTAGTTTTGTTTCAAAGTCTTGTTTTTGATACTCCTCTAACAACACTATAGAAGATCTAATTTCCTTATTTGCCAGCTCTGTTAGTTGATCAAATATTTTTAAATCTAAGAAGTTGGCTAGTAAATCTTTTCGTTCACCTTGTGTTTTTTCTATAAAATTAGAGTTGTTATTTTGTAGTGATAATGCTGTTAAAATAAAATCATCAAAGGTACCTACATATGATTGTATAGTTTTATCTGTATCACGTCTCTGCTCTCCATTTAGAGATTTAGTGTCACCGTCCTCATCAATATACCAAAAATCAATATCAACTCTTAGCTTACCTTTTAGTGGGCCTTTTGCATACCTCGTAGCTTTCTTCTCTATAAAATAATCATGTCCATTTAACACAAAATTAAATTTACATCTAAAGAAGTCTTTTTTATTATTTAATACTTGTTCAGCTTTAGATGCTCTGAATGAATGATCAAATAGGCAAAAACACAACGCATCTAGTACTGCTGATTTACCTGCGTGATTTGGTGCAAATAAGCCACAAGTTCCATTCATCCTCTCAAAGTCAATAACATTACCTTCTCCATAAGAGAACATATTATCAAACTCAAATCTTTTAGGTTTCCAAACAACATTTCTAACTCGATCCGAATTATTCAAAGCTGCGTTTAGTGTTGTGTTTATTGCCAGTACTTGGTGGATGAGCTCATCGTCTAATTGCTGCAAAATAAGCTGTTCAGCGATTAGTGTGTTTTGATATTGTATATTGTGAATATCTCCTTCAAGGAAAGATTCTGTTTGAGTAGTATCTGTAGCTGAGGATGTTCCTACTATACCGGCTGTTATATCAGTACACTTGTATTTCTTTCTTACATCTGCAGTGACTCGTTTTAGTTGGGCTGGGGATATGTTGCGGGCTCGGATTCTAATTGTTGTCTTAGATCCTATGGGTAGATCATCAGGTACGATATCATCATCCAAATCTAATGTGTAGTATCCGTAATCGTTTTGGATATCGTGAAAAGTTGTTTCTAGCGTATTTACGTTTGTTATTGAATAACCGTGCCCATCATAACTTTCACCAAAATTTTGTTGAATTAGGCTTCCTGGGTAGAATGTGTATGGTTTTTGTTTTAGGATTTGTCTTTTGTGAATATCTCCTAATAACACTAGATCGTAGCCGTCGAAGATTTTTCCATCCAGTCCTTGTTTTAAGATCATTCCAGTGTCAGTTTCACTATTTTGAATAGTTCCGTGATACATTGCAATCTTTTTGTCAACTTGCAAAGCTACATCAGACGCTTTTATGTATCTGCTTGGATTATCTAATAATGACATCACAGTAATCGAAACATTACCTAGCTCATAAACACCACTATCTCGTAGATAATATAGATTTTTTTTATCTAATAACTCTATAATTGGAGTTAATGCATCCAATCTGTGATTATTATTTAAGTTTGTATCGTGATTACCACAAATAACAATTGTCGGCGCTATATCTGTGAGGGTTGTGAAGAATAAATCAACCATCGCAATAAGCTCGGGACTCATATCTGTTTTAGCATGCACAATATCACCACCCACTGTAATTATGGAGTTTTGTGGTAGTTTTTTTAGCTCCTTTTTAAGCTTTGTAAAAACATGCTTATACTCTGTGTGCCTTTTCCAATTCCTAATATGTATGTCTGCAACGTGATAAATATAATCTACTCTCTCAAGACTGCAATCTATTTTGTTTATCATATTGTCATTTTTAGCATTATCATTTCCAGCAGGTCTACTGAAGTTGATTTATTTATTGTTTCGATTGTTTTAGCGTATCCTATTTCATTAGGATCCTTCCCTGGTAGCTTAACTACATTAACTTCGATTCCATTATTCACAAAATATTCCACTTCATTAATTGCATCTTTTAGTGCATCAGCATCTAAAGCCAAATTAATCCTAGATACACGCTTCTCGACTAGTCTCCCACGTAATTTAGGTAGTATCCGTTTTCCAAACAAAGGTATTACATTACGCTTTGTAGTAATTGCATCGAAGGCTCCTTCAACTAAAGTTACCGGCTGATCCCAATCAATTAAGTTTTCAAATCCAACTATGTCTCGGGACATCTCTGGGTTCTTGTGTTTGAAATTTATATCATAAAACGTACGGCCAACAAAATAGTTGAGTTGATTATCTATATTGTAGCTTGGAACTATAATCATGCCATGATAATCACCCTCTTCACAGTAGCCAATCCCATATCGTAAAATCTCTACGGGAGTTAGTTTGCGGTGATTTAATACATAATGTAAGGCATTCTTATAATGTGGGGTATTCCAGTTTATATGAAGTGGTCTAAATTCTGTAGGTAGAGATAGTGTTAAAGCTTCTGTTTTGCTACTTCTAGAGGTTGTAGTATCACCAACTAACTCTTTTGCTTTAGCTATTAAGAATGGGCCAGCGTTGGTTTTTCTTAATAGCTGGACTATACTTCTACCTTTAAACCCGCATACCCAACAGTGATAACTTTGAGTTAAGTAATTTACTTGTAACTTTTTTTTGTAGTGATTACATTTAGGGCAATGAAAACTTAATTCACCCTTTTTGTGCGTTGTACATGATCCGAGCGCAGATTCTAGTATGGATACTACTTGTTGCATAACTAACTATAGTAACTTTTAAGTTATTTTGCAACTTCTAATATCCACTCAGTTGGAACTGTTTTATCTGCGTATTTGAATCCGTGCTTAATGCACCAATCAGCATAGGTTGTCTTAGATCCCTTTCTAATCTTATTTTTTGAATTTTGAAAAACAAATCTAATATCCAAGTTAGGTAATTGTTCTTTTATTAGAATGTGTTTTTTTCTATCTTCCATAACAAATCTACCTTTTGTTTCTACAAAAATACCATTAGGTAGTTTGAAGTCGGGTGTGTAACTGTGAGTTGTTGCTGGTTTAATATATTCTATTTTATGCTGCTCATATTCACCACTCACACCTCGTGCTTGTAATTCGGCCTGGATTACCTCTTCCAAACCACTTCTGTATCCTCTCGCTTTTGCGGAAGATCTTTTATTAAAACCTTTTCTTGCCATAATTATCTATCAAACCTCACTATGAAGGTAGTGTCTGTGTTATCTGGTGTTTTAATTGGTTGACCTAATTTTCCTATAACTAGGAGATTTCCTCTATCATCATATAAACCAATAGTTGTTATATATGGCTTGAAATCAGAGCTACTTACAAACGGTCTAAATACAAACTCGTCGGATACTGGATCGTATTCTTGTAGAGTTGGATTAGATGAATGGTTGAATTCACCTCCACCAATTGTGCAGGAAATCTCTGTCTCGTATATTGTTTGTGTTCCTCTATATGATACGTTTGTTATAGTTGATTCACCTACTAATGGGTCGGTAATGACTACCATTCCATGTTTGTAAAATACATTACCAACATAAACATCTCCCACACCACGAGTATTTGTAAGATAAAGTAACTCACTAGTATTTAGTGCTTTATTGTATAACTTTAAATTATCTAAATACCCATTATATGCACTACCACTATCATAATCACAACCTACATAAATATTAGATTCATTGCTACATTGTTTTGACTGATAGGTTCCAGTTGAAGTCGTATCAATTCCACTACCCCTCAAAAAACCATTAACATAAATACTCATATTAGTACCCTGCTTAATAACAGCAATGTTATATACACTTCCTGCAGCTAGTGTGGTTGTACCTGTGTTTATTTCCGATGTCTGGAAACCGGAACTTCTACTAAAGTAAAGCTTACCTTGATTAGATCCGGATACACCCAGTTTTACTTTATACGGGTAGTTATTTCCAGCTGGGGATGATCCAACATTACCATTTATATCTATAAAAATATCCTCTACAGGGCCTTGTTTAGATATTATATTTGCAAATTCGTAATTAACAGTTGGGTATTCTGGTTTTATTGTAAAGAATACACTAAAGTCATTATTTTCAAAGTTATACGATTGCTTAAATTTTGAAACCGGGCCCGGTGAGATAATCATAGCGCTTTCATTGCTTGATGTGAAATAAGCACACGTTCCTAAGTCAGTGTAAATACTATCAAAAACAATGTTCTTATAAGTTACCTCCATAGGCCAGTAACCATCAGCATATTCATCAGTTACTGTAATAGGACCTTTTGTACTGTATTTATAGCCAAAATCAAAATGATATCTTCCTACCTGATTTGAAGATGATACAGGTGTGCCAGCTACAGAATTACTTACATATAGATTTCCATATAGATCATCAATCAATGTATACTGACCATTGTAAAAGCTTCCATTTCTAGTAATATCAACTATTACAGAACCCTGTTGAACTTCTTCACCATACTTTTTTTGCGGTAAAGATATTACAAACGCTTTATCGTTGAGTGTTCTTCTTTGATAGTTTATATTACCTCCACCAAAAGTTGCTTTTGGATTCGTTTTGTATCGTCGATAAAATAAATGATCTATAGATTTATGTACAACTCTCTCATACTTTCCATCTGCTGTAGTTGCTTCATTTGACGTCAAAGGAATATTCCCCTGGTCGAAATTAATATCGGTTGGATCTGATTGTAGATACTGTGGAACTGTTGAGTAGTCAGCTACATACAAAGTGTAGTGATCTGATCCACTCCACTGCTTATAAGCTCGAAACGGGGTTAGACGTACGTCTGATTTATCTAAACTTTTGAAAACTCCTGCCATATGATTATAAATATCTTGTAAAAAGGAAACCCCCCATGTTGTTGGGGGGTTGGTCCATGGAGACTATCCGTGGAGTGGTTATTAATAATCTAGTTTTACTTTAATCAGTGCTTCACGATTGAAGCTTTTTAGTAGTGGTTTACTTAATTTTGCGACTGCTAATAAACGATTGTTACCATCATACATACCTATTGTGGTGATGTAAACACTAGGATTTCTTAACATTGATGAGTGTCTAAAAATACCATTTGACCCTGTTACAAACGTTGGATTATTCGAAAAGTTAAATTGTTTGTTAGTTACTCGAACAAAATAATGTGTTGATGTGACCTTTTCCTCTGTTCTAGCTGCGAAATAATTTGAGCTACTTATGTGCCTATATAATTGCTTATGATTCTGTAGATCACTCTGATCTCCGGCATTGGTTGGTGAACTCTTATCAATCGCCATTCCAAGTGAGGAACTAAGTGCAGTTGCATTAAATATAAGTACACCATTATCTGGATAGAATAATCCATATACTGTTGCTGATGCAGTTACTCCACCTGAACCGCTATATATTCCGAAAACACGACCTCCTTGATTGATAACAGCATCCTCACCAGCTCCAGATCCATCAATAAATGATGAGTAGGCGGTTGCTGTTGCAGAGCCTGATGCTAATCTTAATTCCCAGTTACCTGGATCTACTTTTTGTCTAAATCTATTTCGAGCTACGTTTATTACCAGGATATCATCAGGTGTGGTTGCAGTGTTGCCTGTACCAAATGTAAATGCTTGATCTGTGGGTGGTAAGAGTTGGTTTCTATACTGCCCATATATTGCTCTTGAAGGTGTGTCGTTTGGATTTCCTCCAGTTGTATTTACATCACCCTCAGAACCACTACCAAATCTATGACCATAAGCAACAGCAAACTGTATTTGCGCTAATAGTGGTGATGTGTCTGGATTTCTATGGTATACGTTGTAGTAATAATCTCCAGATTGAGATACTTGAGTTGATGATGTGAAAAATCCAACTCCGGCAGCATAACCTCCTGATAACGGATTTATATTCTCAGACCATAGTGGTTGGGAGACTGTTTGAATATCTCCTGGTACGATGTCGTCAGTTGTAAATGATTTATATATTTCAGCCATTTTTAATTTTATTTACTTTATTATGCTATACCGCCACCTGGTGTTGTTTGAACTGCTTGGTTACTTACTGAACTAGCTAGAATGTCGCGAGTGATTGTTAGTGCGCTTGTGATTACAATTGTCTTAAATCCACCAGTCTCATTACCAATAATTGTCAACAATGCTTGTTTTACCGGTACTCGTCCAGTTGTATCAGTTCCTTGTGGAACTGGTTTTACGATAAATTTAGTTCCTGTACGGGTTACTGTTTTACCAGCTGTTGTTATTCCAGTCAACTCATCATCAACGAAGCTTGCTACACTGATTGTTCCTTGTACTTGCTGTGATTGATTGGCACTGGCTGCTGCTACTTGTAGTTGGCCGGATGGAAGATTGTTTCTCTGCGCTACTACAACACCACCGTCAGGTGCTACCTCAAGTGTTGCTACTG